GTGTCGTACTCGCCTGAGCTTCTGAGCTCGGCGGAGACCGTACTCGTGGATCGCCGTGAGGCGTCCCGTGAAGCCCAACCCACTATCACTGTGCGTTTCGATCGTGCAAGTGCTAATCGCAAGACCTTCAAACCGTCTCGCGAATACGCGCTGCCGTTGGTTCGTTCAGTGAATGGTGTGAGTGTCGTTACCGACATCGCCCGGGCGAAAGTTGTTTACACTCTGCCGTCGTCGATGACGCAGCAGGAACGTAAACATCTTCGCGCCATGGTGGCGAACACGGAAGACGTCCCCGTTGTCTTGGCGGGGGTCGAAGATCTCGACCCCTTCTTCTGATGACCCGGGACTTGCTACTTGGACTGCTTATTGCAGGCTTGGTTGCTGCTCTGTTGGTTATTGCGTAACTTATCCAGTTACGCGTAGCCAGTTGGTTCTTCTCCTTTTCTGAAAGTTGTTATGTCAATCACAATGAAACCTAACCAGTCATGGTTAAGCCTCGATGCCACCCTACGGGTGGCCGAGGACGTCTTCGATGTGATCGGTACACCAGTGGCGAAAGCCGCAAAGTGTATGATCGCGGGTGCTAGGTTTGAGGAGGCTGTTAATGCCTCTATATCTCCTAAAGACTACGGTGATGCGCTTTCATTCGCTCGCGACTATCAGGTCGTGAGCTTATTGAGAAAAAGCGCTTTTCTGGAAACCTCTATCGACCGCCGCCAGGCGGCTCTGAAAAAGTTTCTGGATGCAGAAAAGCAGTGCGAGTTGACCAACACGCGAATCTGGTCTCTTCTACGTAACCCCTTAACTGCGGGTTCACTGAACGAAACTGAGAATGTAGACGACTTGCTTGGTAGCCTGATGAAGGCCCAGCAAATTGTTTATCAAATTCTTGGTCCCGTTCCAGAGGAGCTAGATTTTCGTTTTGGTCCGGGATCCACCAGCTTGGTTAAAGGTGAGATCACGACCCCCCGCAAATACTCACGTGAAATACACGTGACACCCGAGCTGTATAGCTACTGGCGTGACATTGCAGGTCCAACATGGTGTAAAACCGTGGAGAACGTGCAATTAATCTCTGGTTCGTCTATATCGTTTGTCCCTAAGGACGCCAAGACTGATCGAACGATCGGAATTGAGCCGCACTTGAACATCTATGCCCAATTAGGCATAGGTGCACATATGCGGAAGCGTTTCCGTCCGTGGATCGACTTAAACGTCGGTCAAGAGAGGAATAGGTTCTTGGCGAAAGTTGCGCAATCATGCGGGCTTTGTACCATAGACTTCTCCTCAGCCTCAGATACGGTCTCACGAGCAATCGTGGAACTGTTACTGCCCCCGACCTGGTGCGATCTTTTGGATCGAGTAAGGTCGCATCGCTATTTGATAAATGGCGATGAGGCTGTGTTTCATAAACACAGTTCGATGGGAAATGGCTATACATTCGAGTTAGAAAGCATCATATTTTATGCTTTGGCTCGAGCTTCTTGTTGGAAGGGAAATCCTTTCTTCACAGAAGTTGTCTCTGTTTACGGAGACGATGTTATTCTGCCGCAGTGCTTTGCGCAGCGCTTTATCGCGTTGTCAGAGTATTGCGGGTTCACGGTTAACAGGGAAAAGTCCTTTCTGTCAGGTTCGTTCTACGAATCATGTGGTCATGACTACTTCAACGGAATAAATGTGCGCCCGGCCTTTTGGAAGGACTTAAGTCCAACCTTCGGCTTTAAGGCGCACAACGACATCCGTCGAATGGCACATCGACTACTGCTTCCTGACCTCGAAAAGGTCGCAACGAAGGTACGCAAGCACGCTGGACGAGAACTTGGTCGCTGTCTTATACCCGAAGGGTATGGAGACGTCGGCTTTATAGTTCCGTTTGACGTTGCTTGCCCCTCGTTGATTAAAGCAGGCAGAGGATACGACGGCTTCACCACCAAGGCAGTGAAGTACCGAACAAGTAAACATGATTATACGAAGGACACAAGGGGGCTGCTCGCAGCCCTCGACACGTCTGTCGAACAATCTCTCAGCCCCGTGAGGGGCAGAGGTGTTTACCAAGTAGGCCGACTTACGACCTTCGGGTCGTGGGTCGGGATCGGCGCTGACTCACACTAAACCCGTGAGTTAGCTTTGGCACCGAATTTGGTGCCTGGAGACGAGGAATACTCGTTTAAATGATTGAATG